TACACCTCAAACGTAGGCAGTGTTGACCAGATCACGACTGCAAGCGTTACTATCGAGATCACTGACGAGATTGTAGAAGTAGCACCTAGTCCTTAATAGATAGGGCTTTACAAGTCTAGAAAAATATGCTATACTGTAGCTACAGATTTAGCGATGCTTACAAGCAACGCATCGCACAGATAGACAGATGTTAATTAATTATTATTTTAATTACTAACTATCTAACATTAAAAATCTAGCTACATTCTTTACTTCAAAAGGCCATAAGTCTGTCTAGTTTGTGACTAGACCTTTTTGGCTTGTAAAGACCAGAGGTCTTGATTATGAAACTAAGCGATTTCAACTCAGTTGAGGGGTCGAACGAGGGTGCGGTGGTTTACATTGAGCACCCTGTTACTGGCGAAAAGACGGATGCTTGGATCAAAGTGGCAGGGCCGGATTCCAAGCTAGCCAAGCAGCGTCGGGCGCAAATCCAGCGCCTTCTTCGGGGCAAGCGTAACATCTCGGATGTTGACATCGACACGCTTGAGAAGGAGGCACTAGAGACGCGGGTGGCGCTGACCCTTGACTGGGGCAACTTAGAACTTGACGAACCCCTCAAGTGTACTGAAGACAATGCTCGCAAGGTGTACTCGGAGTACCCCTGGATTGCCGAACAGATCGACGCTTTTCAGGGGGATCGGGCCAATTTTTTTCCGAGCAGCTCGGATGGGCAGAAACCTTCGTAAAGTTTAAGGCTTACCTAGACACAGCCCCAGAGGGGCAGTCTCATCCTAGAGCCGACTACTATTACGGGCCTATGCCCGATCCGGGCGAAGTCTTCTACATCATCCAATGGTTGTTTGAGGCTGGCCCTGTCACATTCTCCCCGATGGGGGCCACACCACTAGATTGGCAAGCAATCAAATCTTGGGCAGAATTGCAAGGCATTGAACTAGAGCCTAAAGAGGCGGACGCACTTCGCCATCTATCAATAGCTTATCTAAACCAGCAGCAAAAATCAGAAGATAAAGCCTGCCCACCACCTTGGACAGACCCAGAACAAATAGACAGAGAAAAAGTAGCAGATAAGGTATCGTCTACCTTCAAAGCTATTACCAATAGAAGGAAAAAGCCAAGTGGTTGATGTTGCCCGTCTACAAGTAGAAGTTGATTCTCGGCAGGTCAGGCAAGCCGACAAGGACTTTGACCGTTTTAAGAAAAGCGGCAAGGGCGCAACCCAGCAGACTAGCAAGTTCGGAAGGGCAACAGAAAAGGCCAGCCAGTCAGGCAAGAAGTTGATTGGCTCACTGACTAGCATGCGGGGGATTCTTGCAGGGCTGGGAGTGTCTGCAGCAGCAGCTTCTATGCTGCGATTTGCAAACAGCGCTATCACTGCCGCTGACAATATCGACAATCTATCACGAACTGCTGGCGTTAGCGCAGAATCGCTGCAAGAACTCCGCTTTGCTTTTGGACAGCTTGCAGGAACTACAGACACAGAAGTAGATGCTGCACTTCGTAGATTTAACCGCAGGCTTGGCCTTGCCGCAGATGGCAGCGGTGCTGCAAAAGATACTTTTGAGCAGTTAGGAATCAGTCTGACTGACGCTGCTGGAAACATGCGAGATGGAGAGGTTGTTCTAGATCAACTTCTTTCTCGTTTAGCTTCTGTTGAAAATGACTCAAGAAGGGCTGCACTCGCATCCCAAGCATTTGGCGAGGATGCAGGGCCAAGGCTTGCCGCCGCTCTGGGCGAGGGCGAGGCTGCTGTCAACTCGCTGCGCGATCAGGCGCTTGTTCTTGAGAACGACATGGTTAACTCAGGCTCAAGGATTAGAGACGAGCTTGACAGACTGTTCGGGGACATTCAGACAGCTTTTCAGGGCGCTTTTCTTGGGTTTGCCACAGAGAACGAACAAGATATTCGTGAATTGTTCGGCTCAGTCCTAACCGGAATGTCAACAGTTGTTAGGGCAAGTGATGAAGTGGCAGGGCCACTAGGCGCTGGCATTATGGGTCGTGTTTTGTTTGGAAAGAAAGGCATGATCCTTGGCACACTCATTGCGTCAGCCTTCCAAACTGTTAACGCAGCTATTGACAAAAGCAACGAGAACATCGGTCAGCAGCTTGTCAGAGTTGAGGGGAGGATTGACGACCTTCTTGATAAGTACGAGGGTATGGACATTGATTCTTACCCTGGCGCAGCCAAACTTCTCAAAGATTTAAGAGAAGAGCAGGCAAGGCTTGACAGCCTAAAACAAGACAGCATCGACATTGAGAATCAATACGCTAATGCCTTGGAAGATTCATCAGGCGCTACAGATGATCTTGCTGACCGTCTTTTACAAATCAGAGATCGTTTTCTAGGCGTCAACTCTGCTGCTGCTGAAGGTGCATCGGTCAACATGCCGACTATTGAAGGCCCAGAGCAGCTAACGAATGTTGATGTATCACGCGGAATCAACGATGTTGAAGAGTTCAACAGGCTGCTTGATATTGTTCAAGACAAAACAATCGGCGTGACTGATAAGACAAGCGTGTGGGAAGATACGCTTAAAGACGTAAAGTCTGTGATGGAGGATGATCTATCTAACAGCATCACAGACGTTATTATGGACGTAGATTCTCTATCTGATGCTTTCAAGAATCTAGCTAATCAAATTGCTAGGACAGTTATTCAAAGGCAAGTATCTGATCCTCTAGCAGACTTCGCCACACAAGCTGTTGGCAGCATCTTTAGTGGCGGCGGAGTAGGTGGGACAAACGGCTCCACACACCCGCGTGTTACAGGCGACATCCCAATGAACGCCAACGGCGGCAATGTCTATGGCGATACGCCTAGCATCGTAGGCGAGCGTGGCCCAGAGTTATTCGTACCAGGCCAAGATGGCCGCATCATGCCCAACAGCCAGATGGGCGGCAGCGGTGATGTCACTGTCAACATCATCAATCAGGGCGGCGAGCAGATGGAAGCGCAGAAACAGGATCAGCGCCGTGGGCCGAATGGCGAGATGACGGTTGATGTGATGGTCAAGTCTAGCATGGAGCGCCTAGACTCGCAGGGCCAGCTAGATGGCATCTTCCGTAGGCACGGCGCTAAACGACAGGGGCAATTCTAGTTATGGCAACTTGGCCTAGCACACTACCTCAGACTGTACAGCAGAACAACTTTCAATTAAGCGCCCCTGAGGGTGCTATCCGCACTGACATGGAAACGGGCAAGGCGTTTCAGCGCAGACGCTTTACAGCAGCCGTACAGCCTTTCTCAGCGCAGATTTGGGTGGACGCCACCCAGTATAGCACTCTGATTGATTTCTGGCGTAACACGCTTGCTATGGGCGCTCTGGAGTTTGACTGGGAGCATCCGATCACTGGTGATCCTGCTACTGTACGATTCATTGCTAACGAGCCATTTGCTATCACAGCACTGTCTGGAGATCAGTATCAGGTGCGTATGAATCTGGAGATCATTCCGTAATGGCATTGAGTCAAGGCGCATTGCAAGCAGTCCTAGCTTCTGCTACCGAAAAAGTTTTTCTTGAATGCCTGACTATCACTCACTCTGATATTGATACGATCAGAGTGGTGAACGATACGCAAGATTTGAGCAGGTCAGCGGGAGTGTATCTGCGATTCCCTTTCCAGGTGTCTGCTGCTACGCAGGTTCAGGACAGACCGCCGTCTATTGACATCACGGGTGATGCAGTCGATCAGAGGCTAGTCGAGGGACTCAGACAATTAGCAGGCAAGCGGCAAAGGGCCGAGATTATCTACGAAGTAGTGCTGGCTGATACGCCCGATACGGTTGAGTTCGGGCCTGTCCGATTTGAGTTCGATTCCATGTCAGCCGACTCTGCTACTAAAGTATCAGTTAAGGCATCATTCCTGAAAGGCGCTCTTAACGACGCCTTCCCAGCAGGGCAGTTTGCACCATCAAATGTTACAAGGTAGCTGATGTCACTCGCTAAATACAAGCCCTTTGTAGGCGTTGAGTATGAGCCGCCTCACGGCTGTTTCAGGCTTGTGGCTAAAGT